CCCTCACTGCCAAACTGCAATGTTGCCACAGTGTCAAATGTCACAGGGATCATCGTTCAAATCCTCCTTTCTCATGCCACGCGCTTCCAGATGTGCACATAGTATGCGGCGGGCTGCACGGTATAGCTGCGGCCGTAGATAGGATTCGAGCGAGAAGCATCAAATTGAATATTATATTGGCTTCCAGAATGTCCAGTGTAACCGCCATAACTAGTGCTCTTTTCACTAAAAGCCAGAGAACCCTTAGCGGAAAGTACGTTAGCATCACCACTAAAGGGAGACCCGCCTACGTCTGTTGATTTTGTTGTAAAGCTGCCTGTGATGTTCGGCAGTCCGGCCTCCACCGTGCTTCCCGCTGTGTAGCCTGTGCCAGCACCCATCAGCACGCGGTTAAATGCAATCTCCTGCCATGTACCGCCGAACAGTTCGGCGGGACTGGTAGTGCTAACTGTTTGAAAAATACTGCCCACGGGGTAGGCAGACAGGCCGCTGGACGCAATGGCCTGCCACGTCCCATCCCCGCGCAAAAATTTACCCTGTGCACCGGCTGCGGGTGCAGGCACAAGGCCCGCTTTGCCAGCCGCGCTGTCAGTGGCGGCGGTCATGTTGGCGTAAGTGTGGTCAGTAAAAACGGCGTTGGCCGGTACATCCTTGTCCAGCGAGTGAGTGCAGGCCACCGGCTTGCCGCCGATGATATATACCGGTTTCGTCGCACTGCCCGCCATCGCAGTGTCAAGTTTTACAGCGCTGGTAGCACTGCCGCCTGCAGATGCAGAACCCGCGTAGCTGTGCGCGTGATTCTTGGCCGCAAATACGCTTTCCGCCTTGCTCTTGATGTACGCCCACAGCATACTCATGGGCCTGCGGTGGAAGGTGGTGCTGGTGCCGCCGCCAACGTACTGGCTCACATAGTAGTCCGCATCAGTAGGGGTCGAAGCATCGGTGGTCAGCGCGTTGATCATCGTGTTCAGGTCATCGGCGGTCTTGTTTGCTTTGTCAGTCAGCTTTTTATCCACCTGCGTGCGGGTGTAGTAGTCACTCATGTTTACCGTCACCATGCTGTCACGCCAGGCATTGGTGTCGCGGTCCCATACCCAGATGCTGTCCGTGGTGCCCACCACAGCCCACCAGCCGTTTTCACCCACGGGCACCGCAGCAGTCAGGGCGTCTGAGGTCTCATACCAGCCCTGCGCGCCCAGCGTAATGGTGCGCACCTGCTCGAAATATTCCTTTGTGGCCTGCAGGTATTCACCGGATTTTGTTTCGCTGCCCTTCGCATTGGATGCGCTTGTGCCAGCATTGGTCTCGCTAGTCTTTGCTGCGCTTGCGCTGGTGCTGGCAGTGCTGGCCGCACCTGTGGCATTGCTGGCCGCGCTGGATGCTGTCTGGGCATCTTTTTTTGCGGCTGCTGCACTGTCAGCAGCTGCGGTTTTGCTGGTATTGGCATCATCTCGCGCCGCTTCGGCTTTCTTTGCGTTGGCCTGAGCACTGGCGGCGCTGGTACCAGCATTTGTCTCGCTAGTCTTTGCTGCGCTTGCGCTGGTGCTGGCATTCGTTTCACTCGTTTTTGCGACCTTCGCACTGGTCATGGAGTTTGTCTCCGAGGTCTTTGCCGCACTGGCCGAACTGGCAGCAGTTGTTTCGCTGGCCTTTGCTGCCTTTGCACTGGCGGCAGCGGCATTCACAAAGGTCTGTCCGTATGCCTCCACTTCCGCCTTCAGCGTCGCCATAAAGTCCCGGATCTCAGAAATGTCAGTTTTTGTGTCTACCACCAGGCCTTCCAGGCATTTTGCCTTGCCAAGCGTCGTGTGGAACGCACAGTTCACCATTCCGCCAGTGGTAATAAGGCCCACCACAATAAAGAACACATCGCCCTGATACGCTACAGCATCCGCCGCCACAATCCAGTCAAACACCACCGCATTGCCTTCAGTGTGTTTGCTCGTCACCGTGTAATAGTTTTTGTCACCGTTTGCATTCTGGTAGTTGATGCGCAGGTCAAACTTCGACATATCGTATCCGCGCCATGTTTTGTTCATTCTAAATCGGATGCGGTTCGCGTCTTTATCTCCCTCAACGCCCAGCACCACACCGCGTTCTGGCACAGCGATCACTCGCAGGTCTTCATCGATCACAAAATCGTAAGCGGTATCTTCTTCGCTCACATCTGCCATTGCTGCAAACTGCTTGTCCAAATCCACCATGTCACTTCACCTGCTCGATCAGTACCTTGTTTGTCATCATCCGCGTCTTGCCATTCTGGCCAGCAAGATACACCTTAAAGCTTTTTCCGTCCGTCACCTCGTCGGGTACGGCGCACTCACCTTCCGCGCTCACAGTCACCGCATATTCGTCATTGAACACAGCAATTTTCTTGGCCATAAGCCACTCCGGGTCACTCTGCTCAAAGTGGCAGCGCAGATAGCCTTTGCTTCCGGCTGTCACGCCGGCAAAATCACCGCGCTTTGCCAGCTGCTGCCCTTCCACGGCAAACTTCAGCATCCGCATTGTTTCTCCTCCCTGTCGCACTCGGCATACAGCCGCCATTCCAGTTCGCTGATAAGGTTTTTGGTCGCTTCCATCGTGCTGGAACTCTGCGGCGGGTCAAACAGCATCTTCACCTTCAGCGCCGTATAGCTCTTTACCGCTTCAATGTCTGCCCTGTTCTGGCAAAACTCGCTCCATGTTGCCGTTGCATCGCTGATGCCAAAGCCCTCCTGAGGCCCAACACCCATCTGCCGCAGGATCATCAGCACGCTGTTGATGTGCATAATAAGGTCTGCATCAAACGCCGTATACTCCTCGGTAAGTCCAAGGAGTTTCTTCACCGAGGTAAGGATACTGTCCATTTCCGATCACCTCAGTCTACAATGCACTGGTTGTCCCACTTCTTGTAGGCGTCCAGATAGGTCTCGCCCTTATCGCCGTCGTGGGTGATCTCGTAGTACATACCGTCAGACACGGTAGTGCTCACCAACGCCTTCCAGTTCTGCAGGGTTTTGCTGAACCATACGATGAACACGTCCTCCATCGTCAGCTTCTTGCCGTCGGTCACGTCCACGTGAGCGTTAAAGTAGTCCACCACCAGCTGCTTTGCACGGTTCAGCATTGCATCGTTTTTCATTTTGTTTTCCTCCTTATTTGTACTGATACTTGATCCACGGATCATCTGGGAGTACCGATGCTTCATCCAGCTTAAATCCAGATTTCTCAGCGATTTTTATAGATCCAGCATTGTCTTTTCTGGCCCACCAGACAATTTGGTCGTATTCGTCTTTGTGTGCATCCAGCCATTTCATGCCTTTTCTGGCTACTCTTGAGCAATAACCCTTGTTCCGATATTCACTTCCAGCTCTTGTTCCAATAGAAATTGCTACTCCCTTTTCATCACCAATGATATCAAAAAAGGAAATAGGCACATCACCTGATTTTTCAATAAAACGTTTTACGTATGCACCCCCATCCTCGGCACTTTGCTGGTAAACATCGCCATCAAGATTAAGGAGTTCTTTGTCTTTTCGGGACATTGTTTTTACAATGTCGTTTACAGCGTCCATGTTTCGGTTTACATCTATGGCGCGCTTACGTGCTTTTCCCATGCTCGTAAGTGTTCCATCCGGGTTCTGATAGCGCCGCACACCCCACTTCTGGCCCTTGATACCATAGTGATAAATATAGTCACTCATATTTTCATTTCCTCCATGGGCAAGTGTCGCCCGGTCGTCTTTCGGCAAATGCAGGCTTTAGGATCGCATCATCTCCATAGTGGATGGCCTTGTGGGTCCGATCGCTCACGCAGATTACGTTTTCCGGGTCCAGAAGTGCGTCTGAGTGCTGAAGCACGTCCTCTTTCGTCAGCGGGTTCAGATGGTGGATAATAATGCGCGGCCGGATGGGTTTGCCGTTTCGTATCACCCAGTCGGTGATCTCGTGGTCTTTGCACGCAAGGTCACACCCAGCGTCCCGCACAATGATCCTGTCCCGAAACTGCCGCCACTCTCTTGACTGGTAAAAACTCTGATTTAGCCACCGGTCAAAGCCAAAAGTATCAAATCCAACTTTGCCGTGGAGCTGCAAATAATGGAAGCGGTCTTCAAAGGTCACATGCTGGCAAAGCTCAGAGTATGTCTTTCTGGGCATATGCTTAGTACCCCATACACCAGCAGACCATGGCAAATGCGGCACAAATTATCGAAAGACAAATCAGCTTACCGTGCAGGTTCGCAAGACCTTCCATTTCGTCATGGTAAGCGCATATAAATGTAAAAATCAGCGTACACCAACAGCCAAATCCGCCGAACCACTTATCAATAATTTGTGGAAGCCCGACCGCAATAGCCGTCAAAAGCGACAGAATACTAGGAGGCAAATACCACCAGTACCGCTTGTTTGTCAGTCGTTCTCGGTCTGTGAACAAGCATGCAAGCATGATCCACGGCATCGCCGCCATCAGCCAGAAACAGATTTCTTCAAATGCCGTCATCATAAAAATCCTTTCTTCCGCAACATGTCATCTGTAAGCAGCATCGGTGCCCATGCAACTGCTCCAGTCAAAAGAACTGCCTTCCATTCGCACAGGATATTGCGCTTTACCAGAAAAACCGCTGCTGTAAAGTAGATAAAAAACAGCACTGCCAGAACGACTTAGGCTACATAAGAGCTTTTAAAACTCATAGTCTGGGGCCTCGTCTTCGTCCACGCCATTGTACTTTGCCATGGCTTTCAGCACATTTGCGTACATTTCTTTGGTGTCCTTTGCGTTTTCTAGTGTCTCGGTCTTTGCCCGGAGCAGTTTGTTTTCTTCTTCCAGTTTTTTCTTTTCAAGGTCCGCTTTCATAGTAGCCAGCTTCAGGAAGTGCGTTGTTTCTGCACTTGAAGCCGTCCCTTCTCGTAGCCTTCTTTCCACCAGTTGCATGGTCAGGTTTATCATGTACTGTTCCTGTGCTTCCGGACTTGTTGCAGGCCGGGCCGAAGCCACAGCCGCTTCTCCCGGTGTGTTCTTCTTCGGTCGCATTCAAAAGGCCCTCTTTCTTTTGTTGTCTAAAATTCAGTTTTTGCAAAGGCTTATGGGTGCTGTGGCAGTGCTTTTCATTTGAAGGGAGAAAGCAAACATTCCGTATAAAGGAGAACAATACAGAATGCCCCGATGCCGATGGAGGTCAAACGTCATGAACTCAGAAAGCTCTTAGGAGGCGCGCACCCCATAAGCCCTTGCAAAAACTGTCGAAACCTCAGTCTACACCCCAAGGCCTCGGCAGCATGTTTAAAGCCCAAATATCAATTTTCCCTCCGGGGAAATATCAAAGACCGGCGCGATTTGAGAGGGGGGTGTCGATTTTGAGACCCCTCCCTATGGCCTTAAGCACTTTGTGCATAGCCGGTATCGTCCTTGATCTCGATTTTGAGCTTCTTGTAGATGTTAATTGGATCGTTTGCCACGATTTTATTGATTGCTTTCTCAATTTCGTAGGCATTTTCATTGTCTGTGAACTGAGAAGAGGTCTGTGCCAGCCGCATAAGCAGGCCAGACGAGTTATAGCCGTGATCCATGTCATACTGATACCACTGCTCGAACTGCTCATACGGATTGTAGGGATTATCGAACGTGGTCAGAAAGCATCGAACCATAATTCAAAGCCTCTCTTTCCTGTTATCACTTTCCAAGTGCATCATAAACGGTAGATTCAGGAACGCCACACGCCTGTGCAATCTCTTTATAAGTGTAACCGCTTCGCAACATCGCTCTTGCTTTGGTCAACTTAGCCGAAGACAACGAAGCCGTGGTTTTGGGCATTGCGCGTTTCACGATTTCATCCGAATCAGAAGAATTCAGGAACTTTGACAGCATGTTGTCGGAAATTGCGCCAGCCTGAATAGCTTCCCATTCTCTGTCGCTAAACCTGACTTTGGACTTTTGCCCACTTGCGCCGACCTTATCGCGAGCGCGCTGCATTTCAACAGAAGAAATCTTCTTGATTTCTTTCTTGTCCTCAGTGTTTTGCGGGTCTAAGCCCAGTTCCTGAATTTTGGCCTTGATGTTGGCATTGGCAATCAGCATTGCCTTGCGCTCCTTAGGTTTATTGGCCAGCATTGTGGTGTACTTGTCTTTCAGTGACATAACTTCCGCAGCATATGTCTTGGCTGCCTCAGGATCACGCTGGATGCCCTTCATGTTGACCGCCTCTTTGCGGGCCTGTGCTGCCATAGCTTTGAGCTTATTAGAGAAGTCTGCGTACAAGTTCTCCTGAATAGTGCCAGAAGAGAGGGTTCTTGCGTCCTTTGTCTCGGAAATCAGACTTACGGTATCCTCGGCAATACGCTCTTTCTTAGTCTTCGGATCGATGAAGGCACGCCCACTCTCCTTATAAATGAGTTCACCAGTTTCTTTATCCACGCGCACGCTACCACGACGCTCAGGCACACGGATGGTCTGCTTGCGCCGAGACAGGAGCGTTGATGCGCCACCATAATGCGTAGTACCGTCCTCATCCACACGGATTTGCCACTTTTCTTTCAGTTCCTGGATACCGTTCTCCCTCTCAGAGCGTTTGTAATCCAGCTTGTGCTTCTCTGCATCGATAACAACCATCGAATGCTTGACAGCACGAGCCAGTTCCTCTTCAGACGCACCACGAAGAGTCATGTCCGTGATGAGGTTCGAGATAACGCCCATTTCACGCTGCTTCTCTTCTTTTTTCATGAGACGCACGTTGTTGGGATTGCCTTCAGGAACTGCATATGCAGTCTTGGGGTCAAAACCTTTCAACTGTTCCAACGGACGAGTAGATTTAATGGGAACCTTATCGCTGACAGGAATCGCCATAACGGTATCACCATCGAAATCTGCACCGGACAAACGCTCTGCCACCTTAGCATTGATGCCAATAGCATCCTGAATCTGTCCAAGATTGCGCTTGCCACTGACATTTTTGTTGTTGACTGTAACAATCGGAATCTCAAAGGTACCGGCATGAGGATAGCGAATCAGTGCAAGCTGTGTGCCATTCTCATAGGTCGGACAGTAAGCTTCTGTTTCCTTGATTCGGTTGATAGGCAGTATGACTTTCGTCGATTGTCCCGGAAATGCCGATGCTTTCAGCGTCATTGACGTACCTTCACAGGTATCGGCAAAGTCGTTCAGCAGCTTCTTTTTAACAGTAGGATTATCGTAGTGCATGATTTCATCATACTGCGCCTGATAATCCGCAATTGTAAGCTTCAGCTGATTTTCAATAAGCTTTTTCGGCTGTTTGGATAGGAACTGCGAAGATACATTTCGGGACATTGTATCCCAATCGCCTTCCTCTTTCAGTTTGTTAATAGGAGAAAGATGCTCCTTTCCATCAGAACCGATGTATGTACTCTGGCCATTGGCTTTGATGGCTGCTCCAAACGGATTGTCCGGATCAGCTTTTGCTTCCTTCAGGACCTTCATTTTGGGCGTACCGGAAGGCTTGTTAGTGTTGAACATGATGTCCACACCATTGGGAAGAAGATCATCAGAGTAGACCGCCATGCCTTTCAGATAATGGTCACCATCGACAAGGATACGAACCTGCGCATAATGACTCTTGCCAAGGTCAAGGTCGGGCACACCACGGCGAATTTCCATGACACCATCTTTGTCCAGACCACCTTCATCGCCATACCGGATGGCAACACGGCTTGAATCCAGACTTGCAGGACGCTGAAGCTTCTTGAACGTATCGCCACCGTCGTCAGAATGATAATCGCCGAGCGAATCAATCTGATCCTGATGCTGATAAGCATACTTCTGGTCGAATTCAGGCTTAGCCAACACCGTAATGTTAGTCTGCTGACGGATGTTGGTCGGCTGACGGATACCTACGCCATAACGTTTGTAACCGTATTCCGCTTCCAACGTATATGCAGCGTCGTCAAGCTCAGATTGCGACACACCCATTACAAGATTGGCACCTTCGGAAATATCGATCATGCCTTTCTTGTCCACTTCTTTTTTCAACGTGTCAGCAATATTCTCTGCACGCTGCGCTTTTTTATCAGCAGTGCCTGCATATTTTGAGCGCACACTGGACTCGCTCATACCAAGCTTTTCACCGATGGCTTTCCAGCCGAGACCCTGTTCCTTTAAAGCAGCGATTTTCTCATACTCAGATGCCTTGCGCTCATGGATTGCTTTACGTCGAGCCACTCGAAATTCGGTAAGACCGAGCTGGTACTCCTTGGGAAGAGTGCTATTGATTTGATCTAAAATTTCATTCTCGGACATTCCCTTCTTCTTGAGCGTTTCCACACGAGACAGAAAGTCACCAGAGTGCTGATAAGGATTATCACCAGAACCCCAAGGATATCGGCCGGAATGGCGCTTTGTGCCGTAATGCTCCAAAATATCAGAGTCGGAACTCGTGCCGTAGTAGTTTTTAAGGTCTTTCTCAATTGGATTCATAACGCTGCTCCTTATCTCAGATCCGCAATGATTTTGTCAAATTCTTTAATCTTTTCGATGATGGGATCAATGATATCTGCCGTCGGTGTCTCGATGAGAACATCATCGTTTTGGTAAATGCGATTTTCGATAAGAATATCTTTCGGCTTGACATGATACTCCATGCAGAACAGCGCATCATAAATAAAGAGCTGCTCCATATGTGCTGGAACAGCTCCTGTTTTAAGATCATGAATACGAAGAAAATTATCTTTGTCGTTAAATGCAATGGCATCTGCAGTACCAAAACAGTTTTCGCTGTAAAACAAAACCTGCTCGGGGTCCATGCGGAAACCAATTGCATCGTTGACATATGCGTTGAGGGTTTTCTTGCTCTTCGGGAGCTTTTGCTTCAGGTTAATGCACTCTGCAGCAAAAGCATGAAGCCGAGTGCCTTTCTCCTTTGCTTGACAGCTCATGAAAGCATCCACCAGGCGTTGAGTATCATAGTTCAGCCAATGATACTTACTTGCGCCCAGAAAGGCGTGCTGCCCCACGAGCCTGGAATGATCGTTCCATTGCATTGAGAACTTCCTCCTTGTTCTCAGGATAAATGAAAGCGGCAAAGCTCATCTCATTCATCTGACGGACATAATAATCCTGATTCGGACGATGAGGTGCATTTGCTGAGCGCTTGCCTTCGAGTGCTGCCCAGGTGGAACCATACAAAACCAAAAGATCGGGATGCCCCTGCACCTCGTTCGGGTCAAGATGGACCACTACACAGCCGGGAAAGCGTTCTTTCAGTTCTTTCGTCAATCCCTGTTTGAATTTGTTTTCGAGCATGATAAAAACCTCCAAAATAAAAGGAATAGTGCGTTCAAAACGCGTTCTATTCCCCCCATAAAAGGGCATGTTTTTATCGCGTCAGTTTTTGCTAATTTTTGCAAGATTTTATTATTTTCGGGCAAAAGAAAAGCCCTGCGTTGTTAGCGCAGAGGCAGATCTTATTTACTGTATCAGTCGTACCACTCAGGTTCTGGTTCAAGGTCATCGTCTGGATAGCTTGCTTCTTCTGTCGGAGATGATAAAAGCTCTATGTCGTTATCATCGATATGATCTCCGCATTTCAGGCACAGCCATTCATCATCATGATGCACCATCTGGCAATGACAGTTCCAACACCAATGTTCGCCTGTTGGTTTATCATAGCCGGGAGTATGGAGAACACGGTAGTCAAACGATCCGTCTGGATGCTTCACCCATAGCACTGGTAGACCAAGTTCCAATGTAGTGTAGATCCAAACTTCATCGCCATTCGGAAGAACATCTCGTCCTTCAAAAGAGTAATCGTGCTCACGCCAATTTTTTGCAAGCGCATCCATATAGTTCATATTTTTCACCTCGCACTTCATTAAAGGGCAGTACGTCTATTTAATGCAGTTCTATATTACACTGTCAGGGGATATAGTTCAAGGTTAAAATATTGTAACATTTTCCGGCTCGATAAGACGTTAAACTTTCGCCGTGGCCAAAAGCCCGTTTTTTATCCTTAATTACTATATATAAAATTTTAAAATTTTTATTAAGTTAAAGAAAAAAGTGGGTTTTTGGCCAAATGGCAATTTTATTGCGTATTATCGTAATATTTTGTGGCCATTTTTGCAAAAATTTTTGGCCACGAAGTGGGTTTTTGGCCAAAAAATTGCCGAGAATCAGTCAAAATCGTTCATCACCTTCCTTGCCGCGGCATAAATGAACCGTTTCACAGACCACCGATCAACCTGATATTCGGCCCGAAGCCGCTCAAGTTCAGGGTTCGGATACTCTCCACACCGAAACTCAGTCATGTCCAGTGCCCTGCGAAGCCGTGCATCCGCTGAACTTGCACTGCAGTGAAAACGATCGCTAAGTACATTTTCAATGTCTGTCAGTGTGACAAAACGATTATTCTGCATTTCATGAATAGCGAAATCAATCGCTTCTCCCATGAGATCTCCACCGAATGTCGCCATCGGCACCTGCATTCTCACGAGAAAGTCATGTGTTTTCTGCTGCATTTTGCATCTCCAATCTTATCTACGAATTCGTATGTAGTCATCCTATCACCGCTGTCCCGAGCTCCTCTTAACCTTACCGAGAGCTACTCGCCATGCAAAGACCTCAGCATCAAATTCTTCTTTTGAAACCCCACGCTTTTTAGCCTCATACAGAGCCTGCGTATACGACCACGTTCCATCAACATAACGGCCTGCCAATATATCCGCGGTGTCCGCTTTGCCAATCATCATGAACATATCTCCTTAGGTTTTCATAATAGCATTTGCTGCATGAACTAGATATGTGGTGCCATCAATCGTGATTTGCAGCTGATCGCCTTCGTAATCGGTCCAGTTATCTACCTTGCCTTCGATGATGGTTCCGTCGGGCAGCTTAATCTGTGCCCAGGAGTAGGTAAAGGTCGTATCGAACATCTTATAGTTGCCACAGCTGCACAGAACCATACAGCCAACGAGCATCATCATACATGCAACAACACAAATAATACTATTTTTCATAGTTAATCACCTCATCCCAATGTTAATAGCTTGCAAAATAACGCTTGTGAGCAGCACAATTCGCATCACTTCACCATAGAACCCTTTCCCGTCTGGTCGTCCTCAGGCCAGTACGTGTAAATATCATCGAACACCACCGGGATCTTGCTCTGCAGTTCCTTCAACAGCGGGCACATCAGCTCACGCATCTGAGGATGGGCCGCCACAGGAGTACGCAGCTTGAAGATGTTGCGCCACTCACGGTAGTTGGCCGTGACCACAATCTCAGTCTTCAGGCACAGCGGCAACACACAACGAGCCTGTTCTGGACGCATACCGAGTGCGATCATATCCTTATAAAGGATTTCCGCAGATTCGCAGGAATCAAGCCAAGTGCTGCCAGGCGTATATTCTGTGCTTTCACGTTTCTTGTCAGTGTCGGTCACATCAATATAATATGGCCGAATAAAGCTCAGCTCTCCACCAAACTTATCCTTCGAGTAGTTGCAGTACCGCGTACTCTCCTGCGCAAAGCTCGCAATTCGGTGCCGCACCAGCTCATTGGCAATGCCACGATCGCACGTGAACAGCACGCTCAGCTGAGAATGCTCAAGCATGGCCTCGTGCCCTTGCTTCACCAGAAAGCCCACCAGCTTCTTCGCAGACTCCCCATCCGGCGTGATCTTATCCTCGCTCTTGTAGCAGACCCGGGCAACACGCTCAATCTGCTGCAGCTCCTTGATGCCACCCTCAGAAATATCAGTGAGGATCTCGTACTTAGGTTCAACGATTTTCATAATTAAATCTCCTTTTCATCAGTGAATCAACCATTTCGAGCTGGCTGAGGCTCTTTCCATTACCCCTTTGCGGAACTATATACCCGAGATTGGCCATTTGCTTATGGTCACAGGATTTCACTTTGGGACACTGCTGGCATTTTGGAGCAAGGATGGTAATCGCTCCAAAGTCCTCGTTCATACGCTACCCTCTTTCTTCAACTTACACTCCCAGTTCCCGCAGATGTCACCGCAGGCGTATTTCTTGGCAAATTTCATACCCTTTTCAATAGCCTCCTGCTTGTCGGTCGCCCTGACTTCAAAGCTCTGATAGCCACCGCCATTGTCTGTGCAGGAAAATATAAAGGTGTGTTTCATATATTGGCTATCCTTTCTCTTTCGGGATCTCGCAAGATAGAGTTCCAGTCATAGATTAAATTCTTCAAATTCGAGTCTTCAACTTCCGGCTGCATTGCTTCCTCATCGTAGCTCATGACAACGCTACCGGTTTTATAAAAGCCAAGTTTGCAAAAAGGGCAGATTATTTTATAGTTAATTTCTAACTTACCGCCAGTTTGGTGTGTTCCCTCAGCCTCCAAATGCACATTTTCATAGCATACTGGGCAGCATCTTAAATTCTTCATAAGTTGACTCCTTTTTACAGCAGAATCCGAAACCAGATAAACCAAAACACCTTCAGCGTGAATGCAATAATGATTGCCCAAGCGCATAAAATAAGTGTCAGCGCAATAGCCCGGCCAAGAAATTTGCCAACTTTCGTCCAAACATCATTCATCCTTATCAACCCTTTCGAGACCTGTGAAATATCCGATGCCAATATGACCACCATCGCAATGATGAATTGGACGGAACGCCATCAGACCGGACAGATGGTTCTTCGCATCCTCGGGATTACAGTAGGGATGCCCATCGTTAAATTCCTTCTCGCAAAATCGGCACTTGTAAGTCGGATAATAAAACGTCTTCACCCCACACACCTCCTAACTGCATCCACCCGGCACTCCGCAGCGTTCAACTCGAAAATAGCCGCATCCACAAATTCCGGGTCACAGTGCTCGAAGTGGTTCCGAGCCACCTCCAAGGCCTGCAAAGCCTCCCGCAGCGTATTAACCGTTGTCGGGATCGGCTCCATGCGGAATATCTTTTTGACAAAATCAGCGATTTTTCGCAGCATTTCTACGCCTCCACATCTTCATAACCTGCCGAGCCGTGAGCCAGCCCTCGACATCATAATGATCAACAAGTGCTAGCCCGCACACCTCGAGTAAATGAGGAAACCCGTAAGTGTACCAACCGCATACCGCGTCCCATAGATATGTACCAGATTTATCTCGAACTGTAATCTGATAGCCCCCATCATGCAGTGCTCCAGGGCCGTAAACTTCAGGCTGGTTTTTATCGTTCTCAGGAAATCTTCTTTCCATCTCATGCGTAATGCCCGCTTTCGTAAGAAGATAATCCAGCTTCTGCATCTCGGTCATGTGACCCCAAACCCGGAGTTTCCAGGTCTTCTTAGACATGTTTCTCATTTCTGCATTTCCTTTCGTCAGCCTCCATGGACTTTGCGATTTTATGCTGAATATAAAGCACACAGCCAGCCTGACTATCACACCCGAATGACGCCAATAGTCCAGCAATAGCATTCAGAGAGTTCAAATCCTCTTCAGTAAATATCATTTAGCGTTCACCGTTCTTCCTGATACTCTACAATTTTGGTCACTTCACTCTGAACCCGGCGTAAGAAATCACACGCACTTAAGCAACCGCATTCCGCCAATGCTTCAGCGATATCGCCCAAAATATCCATATCGGTTCTTGTGAGATTAACTTGAGGAATAACTTCAATGTTCTCTTCAGTGATAAATGGGGTATAGTCCCCACAATGGCAGCATTTAACGTTCATGCGTTGCATACAAGCATCTCCTTCGATGATAAAAATAAAGAGCCGCAGATTTCTCCACGGCTCTCACCTTTAGCAAGACAACTCAACCCAGCAATGGTATTGTCCGCAAGGCAGTGCGTCCCAACTCGGATGCTTCATCTTATATGGACATTGGTCACAATTCATAATATTATCAGAATCTGCAAGAAATGCACGGATAAGATTATTGTCTTCGTTATTGGTCCAATCCACTTTGCTCCAATCTCTTGTTGCCATTTATCTCACCTCCATAAAGGAGCCCGTTATTTTCGCGTCTTCTCCTCAAACTTCGCCGGCTTCACCGTACCCTCCCGCGCACACTCCGTCAGGCACTCGTTGCAGGGCTCATCTGTCTCCAGCACCTTGAAGCTCTCGCACTTCGGGCAGTAAGTCGCATAGTCCACTTCGCGCATCCAGTTATTCATCAGATTTACCCACCTTTTCTACCAGGATATGTGACGTTAATACTCCGCAAATCGGACATGTCAGGAGTTTATCGTGTACTGTAAGTCCTGCAAGCCCATTGTCCCATGATTGTTTTAAAATCCCTCGTACATCGCCACATTCAAGACATTTCACATTTACTGGCTGATGATCAGGTCGAGCGATTTTCATTTCAGGAATAGTGAATTTTTTCTTCAAAAATTCCCGCTTGAGATCAGTCGAAAACCTATCATCCAACTCCGGGTGCGTCACGCGCTGGTTAAGAGCCCAGAGCAGGTTCCAACAGGCAGCGCGCAGGTGATCCTCGTCGTCCATACCAACCATGTACTTTGCCAGATGCCGAGAAGCACTGTCCAGCAGCGAATGCAGCGGAATACCCTTATCCACATTGTGCTCACCATACTTCAGCGCACCTTCCTCGCAGTGCTTGCTGACTTCCATGATGCCATACCAAGGCAGAAGATCCATCCGCCCCTTTCCTGCATGCATATCACGCTTGGCACCGGTTTCAAATTCGGTGCGGTCGCCAGAGTCCTTAATCATTTCCTTTTCCTCCATGTGTAATAAACAGCATAAAGCTGGTTGCGCTCTTTAAGTCTATTGACAATTTGTTTGTTGATCTCAATATGTGTTCTCGGAACAAACAGTTGTTCTGGAGCATTGATATAACAGTATCTCTCCCTAAAAGGAATATATTTTTCGCTTCGATCAATCAAGAAGCGGCCTGTGATAACACCGTCGTTCCTGATACAGAGATATTTCCAAATAGCAGACAACGGACTGCTGTCGTAAGGAACAAACATTGCATCTTGCTCGCCAAAGTGCATTACACGATGGCAATTGGCGTTAATAACTTTGACAAGCTTCTTTCTATTTTTCTTTGAAATATTTCCCATCAGCAGAACCTCCTGATTTTCCCCTGCATAACCTTGTTGGGAATATCCAGCCACCGGATTTTGCATTTGTCCTTGTAGTCAGGGCGCAGCTTCTGCCGAATCATCTTCAATGGCTGCCTCTTAATTTCTTCAATCAAGTCCATGAGACAAGCCGTTACTTTCTCGAAGTATTCTGCAATCGCATTTAAGGCATCTTCCATTTTCTCACAGGTCGTCGCAATAAGCCTTAAAGAATCATAAATATCATGCTCCATAAAATTTCCTCTCGTTAAACGCCTTCTTCGAGTTCAGTGCCCTCGAAATCGCCAGATCAATTCCCGCCCTGCTCTTCAGATGATAGTAGAACAGGTTCTTGTAAGGTGTGTTCAGCCGGTCGATTCTGCCTGCAGCCTGCTCCATAATCTTGTAGGAGTAGTTCTGCGAGTAGAATATGACGGTATCGGTCTTGATGCAGTTCCAACCTTCTGCACCCGCATTGTACTGGACCAGATATACCCACTTCTTACCGTCAGGGATTGGCTGGTGCTTATGGCCGTTCCATTGTGCTATTTCCGCATCATCGCCATAGGGCAGATTCATGAGAATATCCAGCTCATAATCGAAATTATAGAAGATTATGACTCTGGGGCGGGTCATGCAAATATCCAGAACTTTTTGCGACCTAGTCAGGTCTGTGTTCACCAGTTTCCGCAGCAAATAACAAAACTCGCTGGCGGTCTCAATGGGTTTGTTTTCCCACAGGTTCCAGCGAGTTTTACAAATTTCCAGATACTTAGGCTTGTCATACTCGACAAAAACATTCTCATGGTGGGATACAGTAGGTCGCTCAAAGTCCATATCTACAAGCACTCGTTCACGCAAGCGTACCAGTCGCTGGGTGTTCAGATACCGGTCAATTTTCGGATACTTGGAAAAACGACTATAGATTACGTGTTCATTGTTGAACTGCGTCCGGTTTTTATAGAACCCGTTTGCAATAAACACCGGAATGTAATCTGTCCAGCAATCTCCCGGAGTAGCGCTCAGAAGAATCCAGTCATTCTCCTTCGCGATTTTCAGGAAGGATTTGACCCATTGCCCGCTGCCAACAACTCTCTGCTCATCGAAAATGAAAAATGCGTTCTTCACGCCGACATACTTTCCGATGTTGTTCCATGAATCCACAACCACCTTGTGATCGTAAATATCAAGGTTGCTGTCGGTGGACATATAGAAATGGGCCAGTTCTTCCTCCCACTCGCCTGTATCGCGCTTCCTCGCAGTGGTGATAATACACAAGTCGGGTGGATCATGCATCTTAACATAGTTTTTGGTGTTGACTGTGCCACCATAGAGCGTATAGTAAAATGCCAAACTTGTTCTTGATTTTCCGCTTCCTACACCACCACATAAGATGCATCCGATTTTCATTCGTTCCAGCGCATCTTTTTGGTAGTCATAGAGCGTTATACCCGCCATCCAATCACCTCATTTCCGTGTGAACATGAATCTGGTTAGGATTGCAATGATTCTCATAAGCTAAAAGCTGTTTGGTGCATTCTTCCTCGTCTTCACCTTCGCCGCGAATCGTGTAGGAAAAAAGTTCTTTGCCTTCTTTTGTAAAAACTTTCCAGAGTTCCTTTATGTGATTAGTGCAGTCCGTGTTTTTTACAATATTCTGCATACTGAAGCCCCTCCTTGGTAGCCTCTCTCATGATTTCCTGCAGAGTCGGCCCAGTGTACTTCGGGTGTACCAAAGGCAGTACCGGGTCATTGGTTGCATAGCCAAATCTGCAAAAATCGCAGTATTTCCTTGCCACAGACACGTTGTGCATCACAGCGCCACACTTTGCACAGCGCTTTGTAACTTTGCTATCACCCATGAAAATCACCCAGCCTTTGTTTCATCACTGATGTTCGGGCAATAATCTGTGTAGAAGGTCAAATCGAAAGTTGCCGAACCGTCGCTCTCGAAATTTACATTTGCTTCCGCCACAGCTTCATGCTGATAAACTTCTGTCAGGATTGCTCCAAACATCTCAATCACGCTGCTTTCGGCTACAGGAAATGCTTCTGCAATTTCCGCGCTCGTGAATATCCAGTTGCCGCTGGAGGTGTTCTTGGTACCTTCCTCGACCATCCATTTCACCATTGCCGGAACATAGTTTCTTGCGCTCATGCTGTTCTCTCCTTTGTTTATTCAAATATAAGGCTTGCACCTCTGGTGGGTCAGGCAGGATTTGAACCCGCGATCATGCAGTTATGAGCTGCCAGCTTTCAGCCAGACTAAGCTACTGACCCAAAATAAAAAGAGCCTCAGATTTCTCCGAAGCTCTCATGCATCTGCAAAGGAAGTGGATTATTTCGCGTTATCTTCAGGTTCACAGGGGCGAACGTCCAGATGTGTTCTTCCCTGAGCATCCGTAAAGTAATCAAACTCTTCCGGGTTATGGAAAAGCTTTTCGTACCTCTGAATGAGTTCCTGTGACAGGTCGCCGAAATCATCCTCGGTCAGACCGACGATCAGGAAAGTTCCAACAACAATATCATAGGGAATCCCAATCTCATTATGAAGCACTCTGTTACAGTTACTGAAGGAATCTTCGGCCAGTTTTCCTTCCTCATTGCAGATAAGTGCAACCGGATCATCCCACGGGTAGACCGCCTGAATCGGACCGGCCACTTCTTTCTGAAGAGATTCGAGCGAGCCGTCGATTTCAATAACTTCAGGATACTTCTTGGGCTGGATTCTCAAGACTTTCATACGTTCAACCTCCCAAAATCAAAATATCAATCGAGCTGTTTCCTCTGAGAACGCCATTTGCGACGTGGGCACTCACCGACTGGATCATTCAACCGAGGACCGACCCCGGCACTCGATAAATACCATCAGACCATATTCTGCAAACGCTGCTCCATGATGTCCGGTGCTACGTACGCAATATTCACCAGATACTGCGGTACACCGTATAGTTTGGCAACATGGTTCTCGATGATGCAGCCATCATAAGCTTTCTGGTCATCAAAAATGCCGATGAAGTAATCCGCCTCGGACATTTTCTCAATGGATTTACCCAGATACCACAGACGGTCATTGGCATTTTCAGGAGGGGTGCCCTCAAAGTAAGTCGGGATGACCTCCAGTTCTTCGCCGAAAATAGCCTCGGCGATTTTATGCATCTGGTCCATAGTCGCATGGATCTGTTCTGCAGTGCGAGCGCGCATCGGACAGCTGATAAACAGTTTTTCCATAGTATCCTCCTTAGAACGGCACTTCAGGAGCAGGCTCTGCGTACTGAGCGTAGCGCTCCGCATACGGGTCAGCATCAGCATCCTGCTCAACATACATCACATCGGCGTACAGACTGTACTCGCCAGGGAAGTTTCTCTTCTCAACGAGATTTGCTTGCAGGCAGACGTTCTTGACACGGATGAAGTCCAGCTGGCTGATGGTGTCCTCGTTGCAGAGCAGGCGCTTGCCAGCAGTTGTGACCCAATAGATGTGCGGCGGCCACTTGGAGTCCATCTTGATGTTGACCGGCACGTAGAGCGTGGGCACAAACGGCTCGTCGTAAGTGCACTCAGGGTTCGGCTTGGTCTGCTTGACCTTTACACCCAGATCCAGCAGATGCTGCGCGAGCTCCTCGGTAGGAATTACCACGTTGACACGGCGCTGGTCAGAGCCAAAGCGGTCACGCTCCGGGTCGCCGGAGAAGTTGGTGGTAAAGATAAAACGGGTATCGTCGATATTGACTTTCTGGCGCTTGGTGTACATAAATATCAGTCTCCTTTTTACTTGTTGATAGCAGTTTTCAAAAGTTCCAAATCCGCGTTAAGCGCTCCGAATATCAGCATCACTTTGGCGACATCACCAGTCGTTGCTGCATCGACGAAACTCTTCAGATCTGCGTCGGCTTTAACAACATATTTTTTCAGCAGCGCATTGTCGGCAGGAAGGGTTGCCTTTTCTTTGGGCATATCTGCAAAGTTTGCTTTATAGCAGGACTCCTCACCGACCCACTTCTGAATTTCCTTGTAATAAGAGCCGCTGTTATTGGCACACCGCTTAGCGATGGCCATAGCCAGTCCCTTTTCCGGGTCAAACTTATCATTCACGCTACACTTGACTACAGTTTTGGTGCCATCAGACCAGTACACCACGGTTGCGGGAGGGTTGAAAATAACGTTTTTGATGCTTGCTGCATGCAGGGCAGCTGTTCCTTTCTTATAGTTCTGATAAGCTCCATGCCTACGGATACGGTAGTTGTACTTGTCATCACAAGCAATCTCATCCGCATTGAACAAAAGGGTATGCCCCGTATCCAGAGTCACTTTTGTCGGTGCTCCCATTTCCACGCTGATATGAACAATCTTGCCAATGAGTCTGCCGTTGGAATCGTAAAGTTTGTTCGCCATAAAATATCACCTCACCTCAAAATTTCTTGCAGTTTCTTCCTGCACATCGTCCCACGGAATATCAGGCTTCTGCCAGGGTGGCATTCCTGAATCATCCGAGGCAAACCACTCAAAATCACCGTACTTCGAGATTTCCTTGACAGCATCATCAACTTCCTTATTGAAGTAAGTCTTGTCGATTGACTCCTCCATATGAAGTTGATAGACCATCTCACTTTCGAGCCAGCGGTAATCCTTCGCACCAGTGACAGAATCGTACTTCATTTCGCCATTCGGTTTTACGCCGGCTTCCCGAAGCAGCAGCGCACCGCCAGCACCCGGAATAATTGGGCAGAACTGACCAACACGGCCCACAAAGATGTAGTTGTGCTCGCCATCCGGCAGATCCTCGTTCTTGTCGAGATAAATCGCGCCCTTGGAAACGCTCTTCGTCTCGCACAGATCAGAGAATTCGATAGGCTCCTTCGAGAACAACGTCTTGAAGACATACGGCACCTGAAACTGCGTGCCGGTAGCTGTCCACTCGCCGCCTTCCTCCGCGTTATCGCCGGGGGCATACCCATAGCGGGCCTTGCACTGGTCGGCATCCATGTACTTGGCAATGTACACGGCGTTATTCACCAAACACATCCGCTCATAAGTAGCTTCGTGCTCAAACGTGTATCCGTATTTCTTTGCGAAGTCCATGCAGAAGGCAATGATCTCAGGTGTGGCATCCGGGATCTTAATGGAATCCGTCTTGATGTGGGCCACTGTGAAACCGCGCTGCTGCACTTCATCCTGCAAAGTGCGCATAAATAAAGCCCCTCGAAGCGCCACAATGTTGTTGACGTTCTTGGGGTTCCGGAAGGGATTGTCGAAGCTTGCACTGGTTAATCCGTAAACCGAATTGATGGCGATTTTCAACGCCTGCGCTAAAGCTTTTGCCTGCTGCGGATCATCAAGGTATTTTGCCAGTTTACCGCCAAAAAGCCCCTTTGCCTTCTCGTACTCGCCGTGCTTGACATAGATTCGCACATCCATCAGGTCGTTGAAATGCTTGGTGTACTCGCCAAAGTAGTTCATGGCAACAGCAGAATGCGGGTGCAGCGAGGCGACATCGAGCAGCGCTACATTCGTGTACATGCCGGGTTCTGCATACACATAGCCGCCTTTGCCCAGGTCGGTGCCACGGAACATGTTGTGCATCTGGCCGTCGTCACCCTTGACCCATTCATAGCCGGGAAAAGCGTTGATGATGTTGGTATCTGTCAAAATATCAGGCTCGACTTCAACAATTGCATCCGATTTTCCCGTTGCCAGATCGGTATAGACGAGGCGGGGGTGCTTTTCTTTGCCGAAGATGATCCGGGTTGTCAGGGTGTTCGTTGTGTCATTGACGGTCATTCCGGCAAGGTCTGCCAGAATTTCGCGTGCCACGAAGTCTGCCTGTCGCTTCTTGGAGTAGAACAGAGTTTCCGTCGCAATCACGTCATTATCACAATACTCGGCCACTTTATCCCAGAGACTCTTCGGTACCGGCTGATCCCAGGGCAGACCAAGCTCCTGATGATGGATGCCGAGCTCGATCTCAAACTTTTTCAGGCTCTGCTTTTTCGACGAGAAGTCGTAAATATCAGTGTACGAGAGATTGTACGCCTCCCCAAAGAAGCCTTCATGCTGGTTCACGATCTGGTTCGACAAGGCATAGATCTGCTCGATGGACATACCGATCATACGTCCCCAGAGAATGTGGTTATCGTATTTGCGGTTATTGAAACCGATCAGTCGATACTTCGTCAGGTTCTCGATTTCCTCAGGGCTGGGGTTGACAAGCCGATAAACTTTTTCCTGCTTTGCAAACTTCCAGTTCACAAGCAGAAGGTTTGGAAACACCTCGCAATCGAAGAATACGATCGGCTTCTTCCCGTCTTCTGTTGGCGGAACTTCGATATCATCCTTCGACTTGAAATGCATCTTGGATGCGATTTTCAGACAGGTCTCCGCCTGATTGGTGCTGCTGGCAGCGAACCCCAAGATGGCATTCCGCATATCATCCACATTATAAGGGACATTGCCTTCATATGCCTCGTCCATAACGTGAGCAATAAAGTCCACGCTTGGCTTTGTATACGGGCTGATCTCCTTTGCCAGCGCTTTCTTGATGAGAATGCGCAGATGCTTCTCATTCTGGATTTGCTTTACATCGACCATTGCTTTTTCTCCCTTCAACGGCAAGCCACTGCTGATGTTTGCGATGGAAATATCATTGCACTTCGACAATTTTCTTCGCAGAGAAGATTTCCCCGTGAACACCTTGATTTCAATGTTTTCATCGTAGATCCTGCTCAGCTTAGCCGGATCACCGGTGTAAATATAATGCAGGTGGATGCCCGCACCAGATTTACTAAGCTCCGCATAGGTCTTTGGCCATTTGGAAGCAGCTTCAAGGTTGCGCTCAAAGTTCTTACTCCCATCCGGGCCGGGAATATCAAAGTCAATGACAATGTGGTTTTCTGGGACTCTCACATAATGCAGTCTCGACGTGTCCAAGCTCGATAACTTGGTTCTGGCATTCTCCCACGACTGCGCAGGAATGCCATTTTCACTCGCATACTGCGCCAGACAGTCCTTGCAAACATCATCGAAGAGAGAATGCTGCTGTTTAAACTCGATCCACGACTCTACCGGTTCTGCAGAGGGGTTTTCTCCTTTTTCCGGGATGTCCAGAAACTCCTTGAACTTTTCGTACTTGAAGCCGCTGTAGTAGCTGCGCACCCGCTCGCCGTTCATATCCTCGGCACGTTCTTTGTAATCCGAGAAATAGTTCATCAACTCTTCACGGAATGCCCGCCGGGAGTAAGGATACGAAACCTTCGCCTCCTGATTGTAGGTGTCGTACATTGCCCAGGCACGTTTCAGCGATACGCCATCTTCTTTTTTGAAGATGTAGTAGGAATCCAGCATAAAATTGTAGAAGTCGTTGGACGCACCAAGCATGCGTGTTGGAACATAATCGTCGTAACGATGCTTGTTTTTCTCGTAGACATCTTTGCAATGCCATGCGATAGCGCCCAGTTCAAAATCAACCTTGCTTACGAGGTCGCGGTATTTCTTTGCCGGTATTTTTTCGCCGCTCGGCTCCACATCGATCAGTCGCCGGATCAGACCCGATTTTGCATCCGTGATCTTTACGGGCTTGTTCGTACCGAGAAACATGAAGCACTTGAACTGGCTTGCATAGGCGCTGCGGAACTTCTCGTTCACCATCATGGTCTCGTGAGAAACCAGTGAGTTTAATCGGGTATTGTCCTCGATACGCGATAAATCGCCGTCATGCTGAATTGCGATTAGCGGGTTCGATTTGAACGCTTCCAATGCAAAAGCGTTGGAAGAGGAGCCAAGTGCCTTCGAGTCAAACACTGCCCAATATCCATCGAACATTTTCTGGATGATGTTCAGAATGGTCGATTTACCGCTTCCGGGCGGGCCATACAGAACAAGGAACTTCTGGATCTTTTTGGAATCCCCGTTTACAACGGAACCAATGGCCCACTCGATCTTTTCACGTTCCTCCGGTGAGTACAGTGTGGTCATCAGCTCGTCGTAGGCGGCAATGCTCCCCTGTTCCAGCGGATACGGCAGTCGTTTGGATGCATAACTGTCTTTTTTGACTGAGGTGTTTGCAAATATCAATGTCTCATCGAGGGTATGATAGTTGTCCCGCATCTGACGCTGACAATATTTGTGCCAAATATCAATCATGCCAGACTGTGCATCCCACATATGTAAGACTCGAATATTATCGCCCAGAAACTGCTTATGCTCGTTTGCGTAAATATCAAGCTCCCGGTCGATAAGCTGCAATGCATCCTGCTCCTCGGTACTCCACAAACCGTGTTCTTCCAGCCAGATCGCATAGAAATCAGAACCCCGGATCATCAGGTCTTTCGACTTTGTGATGATAAAGTTCGGGTATACTTCGATCACCCCGTGTTTTCCGGTTCGCGTGGCGATCCTCAGGAAATCAATCATCTGTAACTGACTTCCTCCTTTCCATGCATTTTATTCCGGCTTTTTGGTAATGGTTGCCTTACCATCGCAGCAGATATCTTTTTCGGGTTCCGTCGCACTCGTTTTGCTCTCCGTCCAGAACTGTTCGGCGTTCTTGCGGTTCACCTCATCCAGCACCTGCTGCGTGTGGGCCAGTGCTGCATGGAGCTGCCGGGCGTCTTCCTCAGCCTCTTTGCGCTTGCTATCGCTCTCGCTCAGCATCCTGCAGGCCGTAACGGTGAGCCATGTCAGCCCTGCAATCATCAGACTCTGGCGCAGGCACCGACGATTCAGGCGCCGGTTCTGCTTCTGCAGGGCTTCAATGGTCCGGTCAGCAATTGTCAGACAGTCTTTGGTATTGACCAGTTCGTACATAATGTTCGTCATATCCATGTTGATTTTCCTTTCAAAATTCGTTTTCTTGCAGGTAGTGCATCAGCTGATACCAAATGTCCAGCCGACGCATATCTTCGGTCGGACGGTTCAGCGTAAAGAGACCGCCGGCACCGTTAGGCTCGTAATCTCTGCGCTCAAACCTGTCCAGAATATAATCTGCCCGGTCTTCGTGAAACCGGCCGTCGTCCATGGCAGCAAGCCCGAGACTGACAATCATGTTCCAGAACCACTGCCCGACACGGTTTCCCGCACTGGAATCCTCCATAATATGTTCTTCGATGCGCACCGCAAGGGCCACCATCATTTCCAGCATACTGCACGGAACACCGTGGAACTCCGCATCGATCTTGTCATACGGAATATTGCATTCGCTGGCAAAACGGTAACGCAGATTCACACCATCTTCTGCTCTGCACTGGTCCATTTCGCAGGCCGGAATATAAGTGCGATTATGTAAGTACATGAGCAGCCGATGGAACGAGAGATTTCTCGGCTCCCATTCGCCGCACACGATTTTGTGGAGCCAGTCATAATACGGTTCTCCAAGATCCGAAAATATCATTCTTCCTCCTCTTCCGGATAGAGGTCGCCCCAGTTCTGACGAACCTGAATGATCTCATAGTCCTTATGGTAGTTATTATTCCGCACATGAATGGTGCTGGGCATAAACTCGCCAAAGTGGTTCAGCGCCTCGGTTCCGATGATGTTCGGAATATCATCGTCGTTCACCGGCATCGTCTCCTCGTCGAATACCAACTTCCCATCGGCATAATAGGTCAGCCCGCGAGTCTCGTACTCATCGATGTCACCGAACTCGTCCGGCTGGATGATCTCGATGGGGTCGTGGGTCGCAATATCTTCCGGGTCGGATTCGGTGCGGTACTTTCCCGCAAGTTGCTCCATGCTCTTCTGCTGGGCCTTTTCCTCGATCATGGTATCAATGTCGGCTTCCTTCTGGCGGTAGTGGTCGCGCACATCATCAATTTGTGCATCGGCGTACTCCTGGTACTTCGTACGGAAGACCGTGTGCATAACGTACGCACCTGCGGCAAAACCTGCGCCAAACAGCAAAACATCACGAATTGTCCGATTCATTGTCTTCTCCTCTAATCGTCATCATGGTAAACGCCAGACCGCCAAAGAAAAGGGAGACACTCATCAGAATGCCTCCCACCATGTGGCGCTTGCGCTTGGTATCGGTCAGATAGTCCAGAAACAGGAATGCATTTTCCAAACTGTCCATCGTGCACCTCACTCCGAAAGAACTGCCAGACCAGAGACAAAGCACACTCCGGCCATGGCAGCAAACAGATAAGAAAGCGTCTTAATGTATCTGGTCATAGCAAGTCCCTCCAAAATATCAGTCTCAGATTTTGTCGATGATCACGCCGTCACAGTTGAACCGCAGCAGGACAGAGCGCTCGAACCCGTCGATGAAATTGTTCAGCGCATCGTTGTTCTCAACATAGTTGGTTACACCAAAGTCCACACGATTTTCCTTCGTAGAATCATCCGGGCTCAAGATCCAGCCGACGACCTGCCCTTCGGGGGTGTGGTGCATACCGTTGCCATAGGGGTCCAAAATATCAATGACATCGTTAAGGAACAGATGACCTTGGCGGTGGAGTTTCCGGTTTGCAGCAGCCTGCGCCTGGATCAGATGGGACATGTTCAGCTGTGCATCCTTATCCCAGGAACTCACAGTCTCATCGTAGATCAGCGTATAGGGGCTGGTGTGTGCCATTGCCACATCCGTGTACTGTTTAACGGTTTCTTCCACGCCATCGGCATTCTTCCGGGTGGTCTCGACCTCAACTGCCTTGATGTTGTGCTCAAGCTCCTGCTGTACGCGGTCGCCAAAGCGGTCGGTCACACGGCCTTTGTACTCGTTGAAGGCCTTATCCAAAGCGATGTAGGCGGCAGTCAGGCTTGCGTTACGCTTGGTCATGATGTGGTGCGAGCCGAACATGCAGCCGAGTGCAACCGTGCCCATGGTTACTGCAGGTGCATAGATTTTCGCCAGCTTCAGACCGGTCTGCACATAGGCCGTGGTCAGGTCCTTCTTGTAATCGTTCTCGGTGTAGGCAGCGCCTTCCTTCAGGATCATTTCACCGCTATCGACCTTTTCCCTGGTCTCATGGATGGCCTTCACCATCTCGTTATGATCCTCCAGAATATCCTGAGCCTTCACAGTCGCCTTGCAGGCAGAGACGGTCGCTGCTACGCCCACAATAGCAGCACCAAAGATCATGATGGTAGGGCTTGCTTTCTTCAGCTTATAGCCATACTTCGAGGCAGTCCGGGTCACAGTTGCCATAAACTCGTCGGTTTTCACGTTTTTCAGAAACTTCATAAAATATCAGTCCTTTCTATCAGCGCAGCGGTACAGTGTGCGGCAGAACCAGTCGGAATCCGCCGGGGATGCCTTTGATGAATGCATCATCGAGGTTGTACCAGCCATAATTGTAGTCGGTCGAATCGTTTGTCACGCCCATCAGATCCCACAGATCGCCCACCGAAACCTGCCGGTAGCGGTACAGTGCGTCCCGCAGACCAGCCAGAGTGTCCTCAGCGTCACCCCGACTCTCGAAATCCAGATTCTGCAAGCTTCTGCGCACGGGCGGCGGGTTCGGGCGATTGTTCTGACTGCCCTGATAATAGCCATCGTAGCTGTTGCGCTGACCACGGTTGTTTCCGTAATAATTGTTCGAGCCGCCGCGGCTGCGGTCTTCGCCCCAGAGTGCAATGCTGAACGCCGAGTTCAGGATGCTCCATGCACCGTTCTTGAGCATCGGCAGCAGGTAATCGGTCAGGATACGGTCTTTCACCGTTTTCAGGTCTTCGGCCAGAAACTGTGATGCGATCTTCTGCATATCGCTCTGCTCTTTCACCGCCACCTTACCCTTGACGACCTTCTCAAGCTTCTTTTTCGGCTCAGTCGGCGTCTGGCCAATGCTGGACTTCGGCATGTCTACTTGTGCCATGTCTTTCCCCTTTCAAAAAAAACAAAAAAGTAAGAGCTGCAGATTTCTCCACAGCTCTCGCCTTACCAAACATTACTCTTCCTCGTCAGAAGGTTCCTCAACAACTTCCTTATCAGCGTCCTCCGTCTTTTCGGGAACGGTCTCCTCGGTGATCGTCCAAGGTGCACGCAGATGGATCTTCTTCTTGGTCTTCGGCTTATCATCCGCCGGCTTGTTCTTTTTGCTCTTCAGATGTTTGATACCGCCCACAATGGCAGCACCAGCAATCACAGCCGCACCAAGCACAAGCTTCGGATCGATGCCCGAAGTCTCCTCGTTTTCGATCATCTGAACGTTCTCCTCCGGAACAACCTCCACAGAGTTCTCATTCTCCATGACAGTAGTCTCGTTCATGTTATTCATTTCGTCCATTTTTGTTACCTCTTTCTTAAATATAAAGTTTTGTAATGTTGGAGTTTTACCTCCATAAAGCAAGGTGAATTTTTCGCGTCTGTTCCGGGTATTGAAAAAAAAATCAATAGCCCAGCCACTTGGGCGGTGTACGGTAGTCCAGTACAAGGCACGGCATTCCGTCTTCATCAAGTTTGGAAGCATAGAACGTTTCCACTTCCATGGTCGTGTCGGTATCCCACCCAAGCAGATCGCCGTTTCGGTTATGTTCCATCCCCAGATAGTCGAACAGGTCGTTTTCGGTCACACGGAAATCGCTGAGCAGCTGTTTGTTGACCCCATTGATAGCCCGTTCAATGGCATTCCGTGTGGTCCAAAAGTAGTTCCCGCTCAGGCTTTCCCAGCATTTTACCCGCTGGTCATAGGAAATATCATCCGTTGTGACCCCTTTTGCATTCGGGATCACTGCCGGCTCCGGACTCTTTGCCATCTTATCCAGAGCAACAGCCTCACGGATCTCCTGTTCCTTCTCTGCGCCAATGGTCTCAACAACTTTATTCTGGTAGGTGCGCAGAGCCGTTTCCGAGAGCGTGCACGCTGCAGCCAGCGCGGCGTTCTGCTGGCTCTTCACCTTCAGCGCACCGATCGTGCACGCGGTCGAAAGGCCCATGCTCACGACAGTCGGAATGTATACCGGGCCAGCCGTTTTGACAATGGTCTTCGCATCCAGCTTTTCGACACCGAGTTCTGCCTTCTTTTCCTCCAGCAGGATCATCGCCTTCGGAGTTGCCTCGATGGCGAAACCTACAGCCATGACGCCTGCACCGATGGCAAAGCCCGCCAGGATCTTGGATGCATTGCGATTCAGCATCTGCCGACTCGCTTTTGCAAATGATTTCAGGTTCATTTTTCATACCTCCGTAAAATATAAAAAAGAAAGAGCCTACGATTTCTCGTAAGCCCTCGCTTTCGTCAGATGTGTCCAGTTCGTTTCAAATTCTCGAAGCGAATCGTTTCCTCACGGTCACATTCACGCTCGATCTGGATACAGTACCAGATGTATTCCACCAGTCTGATCGGCTGCATCAACACGTATCGTACTGTAGCATACAGCACACGTACCATGTTGATGGCCAGATCTACCAGCAGATTTACCATCAGGCTGTCCATTTGTTCGTAAAAATCGTAATCGTACATAAATATCATTCTCCTTTACTTTGTTCAAATTGGATTTCTCTTCCATAAAGGAGCCTGTATTTTTCGCGTTTACTGGTTCTTTTCCGCCAGCTGCCGCCGAACTTCTTCCTGCACCATACCCTGCAGGTCTTCCTCGGTCTTTTTGTCCTCGATCAGGTCATGACCAAAGCCCATGATTGCGCTTGCTGCCAGCATTGCCATAGATGCAACTTTCCACCAGTCGATTTTATGCATGATACGTGTCCTCCTCATAATTCAGGTAGTTTTTAACCGGATCAAGTGCAGGTGCCAGATAGTAGCACTCCAGCCCATCATCCGTGACTTGTTTATCGTATTCAAAGTCCATCCAGTAGGCATCCCAGTCATATATGAGCTGGTCCAGACACCATCCCATTTCGTCGCCTTCTGGTGTAACGGTAAGTTCATCAGCGCAGAGATAATTACACCATTCGTTCACAGAAATGCAACCGTTCGTGGCCAGTTCCCGGTTAAAATAGTACGATGCCTCAATGACACGGGACATGGTGGCATGAAAATATCTTTTCGACGCAGGCTCATAGAACAGCCGGATGACATCACCATCTTTATCCCGCTGAACATCCTCGCCTTTTGCCTTTTCAGCAACTTCCATGCGAAGCTTTTTTTCCTCTTCAGCACCAATGCACTCTGCCACCTGCCTGCGGTACTCCTGATAGGTCTTGCCCAGCGCCATGTAGGCTGCGGTCATGCTGGCCAGTTGTTTCTTGTTCAGCGCATTGGACCCGAGAATGCACGCCACAGTTCCAGCACCGGCCACAACAGCCGGAACATAAAACTTCCAGCAGTCTTTGACGATTTCTTTTTTCGTCATAGGCTCGTCTTTATTCATGGTAACGAATGTGGTCGCCTTCACAGTTGCCTTGCCCGTTTCCCACATGGTCAGACCAACACCAAGCGAGGCTCCGATCGCCAGCAGGGTTCCGCCATGCTTGTGCATAAACTTTGCGCATGTTTTCGTCAGTTTCATTGTAAAACCTCCTTAGCCGTATAGAATTTCATAGAGACCGTTCACCACAGAATAATAGTCTTCGTACACATCGGCATTCCCGCACATGCTCATAAAATCCTCGGCAGCCTCCACTTTATCGTAAACTGAGTGAAGCCGGTCACGAATTTCCGTCAGATCTTGTTTTGTCCCGGCTTCTGTGCAATCGTGGATGATATCGTACAATGCTTTCATGCTGTTTGACCTCCATTATGAAAAATAAAAGAGCATACGATTTCTCGTAAGCTCCGTTTCCGATTAGCGCTTCACAGATACCTTTCGGCCTGATCTGTTTTCATGGATTCATACAGCTTCAGTTCCCAGTTCGCTCGGCCTGCTTTCATCGCATTGTCGAGTGCGTCTGCCGCTGAATTATCATTGCACATCATAAGTTTTCTCCACATGATGGCAACGGTTTCAACGCAGCACAACTCGGTAATGCCAAGAAACGCCACTGCGCCCAAAGCAACCTTCACCAGTTTCTTCATAATTCATACCTCCAAAATATAAATCTGAGACTAATCATCTCATAAAGCACATTGAAAATTTCGCGTCACAGCACTCCAGCTTTTTTCAGAATATCATTCAGCTGAGCCTTCGTTACCTCTGCATCCAGCTCCAGATGCACCCGCATCTTCTGCTCCTTATCCGCCCAGTTCACCTGAGCTTCTTTCAGCTCGATTTCCACGCCGGGTGCCTGCTTCTTCAAAGCTTTGTTGATGATCTGCGAAATGATGCGGCGCATAAAACTTGACCGGATCAGCATAATGTCCTCCATAGCGTTCGACCTCCATAAAATGTCATTTTCAAAAAAAGATAAGAGGGCGTGATCGTTCAGATTTCGTTCTCTTCCAGATTGCTCTCTCTCTCATTTTGTCCAGTGCCTTCTTCTGGTTCCATTTCATCCATGCGTAGAATGCTCCGGCGGTTGCGCCATACAACCCCATCACAACTCCGCAGAGCTTGAAATAAGTACCCCAAGTCCAAGGTTTGTTCATAAAGTTTTTGATAGCTTTCATCATAGTATTTTCTCCTTTCGATAAAGCCCTCTTACCTCCATAAAGCAAGATGATTTTTTCGCGTCCTAGCAAAAAGAAAGAGCCGCAGATTTCTCCACGGCTCGTTTCCGGAACAAAGACAAGTTCAGTTCGTACCTTGTTTTGTCATTTCTTGCTAAGAATCGATCGCACAATCAATGTAAACAACAGCACTACCAGACCCACTCCAAGTCCGAATGCCAATGTCACAATCATGTTGCCAATCGTAATCGAATAGTTCCAAAATTTGTTTTCTCGCATAGTATTCTCCTTTGTTCATGGTCTTTGCTCCATAAAGCAAGGAGATTTTTTCGCGTTAATGGCTTTGTGCGAGCCATGCCAAGCATTCTTCTTTTGTCGAAAAATCCTTTATTTTGAAATCACCGGCAGTATTATCAAGTCCAACATAACGGCTTTCCTCGGCGGGACGCTGACCGGCATTATGAGCAATATCAGCGGTGCGTGCAGGAATGCACTCAGCGCGGTGAAGGATTTCTTCAGCTTTTAGCCAAAATTTCATTTTTGGGGCGTTGGCCTTATGGTTGAGCATTTCCATAGCGCTTTCGTTTGTGATTTCCGGGAAAATAGGGTCGCTGACAAGCTTTTCGCCGCAGAATGGGCAGTATTTCAAAGCCATTATAAAAATATCATCTCGCTTATTTTCGTCATTGCTCGGTGTACGCTGTACTCGAAGATAACGGTCGCTTCCATTCTTGGGCGTATTGATGCTGCCAAACATCACAGCTTTTCCAAACCCATCAACATATACCCTTCTCCGTCCAAAAATTTTCGAGTGTTCGCAATAATCACACATAATAGTTCTCCTTATAAAACAAAAAGAGCCTGCGATCTCTCGTAAGCTCTCTGGTTCAAATATCATTTTGGCATCGCCGCTTCAAACTCTTCCACGGTCATTTCCACACGCGGCGCAGCATCTTCCACTTTCAGCAGGCCATCGCGGACAAGCCCAGCCAAAATATCAATCTCGACCTTGTGATTGACAATTTTCTCCTGTGCTTTCTTCTGTTCGCGCTCAACACGTTCCCGCTCGACACCGCAGTCTTCCATGCATTTAGGATAACTAGGTTCACCGCAGGAGTTGCACATCAGGCAATGCCGTCCCAAATCCGGAATATCTTCCTCGAACTCTTTGATATAGGTCGTCCACTTGCCGTTTTTCTTCACGGGAACGATCATGTGCGATGTCACTCTCATGCTCTTCGCCTCCCTTTGTTTCATTATAGCATGGCCCGGACAAAAGCAAAAGACCATGTTTCAGATCTTTTGCCCTCCAGAGTAAGATTTAGGAAATCAACGTCTGGTAGCGGTCATTCAGCTTTGCCAACTTGTCTTCGTCTGCTCTGACTTTGACGTGAAACTCCATTCGGTTCTTAGCGTTAATCACGCTTTCGATAACCAAATTGGTATATCCTTCGTCATACAGCATTCTCAGGCAAATACCGAGCTGTCTGTCACTCTTTGCCAGAAGGTATTCCATAACTCTCACCTCCTTCATAATAGAGCAAGTTTTTCTCGCGTCCTAAACCGTGCTCCTGTCAAACACGGTCTCCCAGCGTTCTTTTTTCAACGGTTTCATTCGCAGCGCCCACATGATCTGCCGCACGGTCACGGTAGGATATTCTCCGTTTTGATTTTTTCGTTTGGCATGGCTGTCAAAATATTCCTTGAACCCGTCATGCAGGTAAATTTTATCGGTCAGCCATGGGTCTATAGCGCTCCAGTAAGTCGCTTTGCTTTTCTCGTTGTAGCGCTGCTGGATCACGCACAGGCCCTTGCTGCGCTCTTTATACAAGGTGCATACCCGGTACACAGGATGGTTGCAGCGGTAGACGCTTCCGTAGTAGTTCGTCCACTCCTGCGGCTGGGCGTTATCGTGGTATCGCATAAAAAATAAAGAGAGTCCGCAGCTTTCGCCACGAACCCTCCTCGGTTCCTCCTTTTAATCTTTTTCCGTAAAGCCTCTCTTCAGCTCATGTACTCCCTCACCGATTGCTCTCGACAGCTGCGTTACACCGCCCGCCTCGCAGATCGACCAGTACACGGTCATGCCAATCGTGCCTGCAAACGTCAGCGCCTTCATGCCAATCTTTGCCCAGTCAAGTCTGCGCGCCTTCTCCGCTTTCTCCTGATCGAGTTCCAGTTCGTGCACTTTCCGCACGGCCTCGTCCTCTTTCAGCTGTTTTTCGTTTTCCTGCGCTTCATCCTTGAGCTGCATATCGTACAGCTTCAACGCCATGTTTGCAGCCGTATTGTACTCTTCCGTACCCGGCTTCAGATCCTTAAGACTTTCCAGCGATTTCTTCGCCGCGTCTTTCAGCAATTCTTTGTTTTCGTAGTTTTCCATTTTGAAAAATCTCCTTTACAAAATATCATTCTTGGAGTCTCCTCCATAGAACACCACGTTATTTTCGCGTCCGGATCATTTTGATGTTCAGCATCACCCGCTCTTTACCTGCCAGAGTTTCCGGGCTTTTTACAAGGTCCAGGAACATGTAATGGTCTGCATCCTCGTCACCGGGTGCGATCACAAGGTCGCCAACACACCTCTGGCCTTCGCTCAGGTTGAAGCCGATGGCGATACCCAGCACCAGCCCCAGTGCAGCAATGCAGATGAAAACGATCAGAAACAGTTTTGCGTCCATTTTGAAATTCTCCTTTTTAATAATATAGTAGAGGAACCCGTCCCCTGCGCGCGGAAAAAGAAAAAGAGCCTACGATTTCTCGTAAGCTCTGTTCCGTCTTAGATGTCATTGCGAATCAGGAAAAGCTCATTGCGGTTGCAAGTAACACGCACGATTCCTCCTGCCCGCACCAGCGCGATCGCGTTCCGGTAAGCACAACGTGCCGTCTCAGCATTCTTATACTCGTGTGTATCCACATACATCACTTTCGAGCTGCTTTCGATGAACACGCGGATCTTATCCATAGCGTTCACGTACCCGCGGTCATAATCCGTCTTTACTCGTTTTGCCATAATATCATTTCTCCTTTCGTTCTTCGGAAGACATCCTTCCATAAAGGACAATGCGTTTTTCGCGCCAACATTCTATTCTAGAATAGAAAAAAGAAAGAGAATGGGATTCGGACCCATGACCTCTGCAATCAAGCAGCGCTCTGCCAACTGAGCTATCTCCTTCCATAAGGGAGGCTGTATTTTTCGCGCATGCGCCGAAACGCCAAAGAAAAGAGCGCATGTTTCCATACGCTCGTTTTCCGGTCAGAATATCCATTAGCGGATACCACACCGAACCTCGTTCAGCATGAGGAGTTCTTCCCCTTCGTTCCAGCCCGCATACGGATCGCTCAGCGACTCGTTCATAGCAGTCAGAACACAGTTCATCATTTCCTCAAAACCTTTAATAACATTCTTCAGCATAGTAAAATACCTCCTAAATTTGTTCATTTCTTTCCATAAAGGAGGCTGTATTTTTCGCGTCTGCGTAAAAAAAATTAAGAGCCTACGGTTTCCCATAAGCTCCATTTTGATTTTCAGTGTTTCTTCTTTGTTCTCTGTTTCACCTCTTCCGTCTTTGCCCCTACCAAGCCAATACACTTGACCAGCAGCACAACGATCAAAATTGCAACGATCAGACTAAACATTGTTCATACCACCTTTCATAAAGGCGGCTGATTTTTTCGCGTCACTGCCGTTCCTTGCTCAGGAGCCAGAAGAAGTACCGGTAATGCTCGTAGTAGGTCTCGCGGCAGCAGGGGCAGCCATTCGCTTGAAGCTTGTTGTAGCCGTCTCCCTCTGTCACGCCCTTTTTAATGTACGGTGCCAATGCCGTATCAAGTTCCGCAATGCACCTGTCAACGATGTCGATGCAGCTGGAGTAGAACACTCGGGATAGTGCGATCCTCTCGGTCGGGCTTTCGGGTGGGCACCCCTTGATGATGCCGGAAATATCATTGGGTGATGTCTGCCAGCCATCGATCAGAGTCAGGGCCTTCTTCCAGTCATCGTACTGCCTGCAAAAATACTTCAGTTCGTAGTACCGGTATCTCGGAATGTGGTATGGGTTCTTTTTTGACAGCTCCGCACGTTCTCTGCTCATTTTTCGCCCCTCCATTCATAACCGGTCTGCTCATAGAGGAGCTTGGGAGAGATGTAATAGCTGATTCTGCCCAGCTTTGAGTTCATCTGCTGAATATCCGTAACGCGCTTTCCGTTCCTCGTTGCCTCGCCAATCGGAAGCCACCCTGCAATGATGCCTGCACGCACCCATGCCGGGTCCCGGCCGTATACTCGTGCTGCAATCCGTACAGGAACCGAACCCATTTCTAATCTAGCTTTATCCATTCTATCGTACTCCTTTTGTGTTACTCTAGGAGCGTCCAAATACGTTCCCAGGCTCAAAAGGATGATACTTGTAAAAATGGTCCCCCACGTGCTGTTTTTTATCTTTTTCGCCATGAAGGATTGACAAGCAAAAATCTATCGTTTAACCTAGAATAGCTTTTCAAACAGAAAAAGCCCGGGTTGACCGAGCTTTTGAGTGAAAATGGCAAATTTATACAATGATTGAAGGAGGTTTCCATGTTAAAACTCTGTCCAGAGTGTTGTCTACAAGTGAGCGATAAGGCAACAGCTTGTCCTCATTGCGGTTACCCGCTCAAATCCAAGTCATCGCTGCCACCAAAAAAGAAAAAACATATGCGTCTTCCCAATGGATTCGGCCAGATTTCCGAAGTCCGAGGGCGTAATCTTCGCAAGCCCTTTCGGGCAATGGTCACAGCCGGAAGAACTGATGAAGGCAAACCGATCGTATGCCCGCTCCGTCCGGTCGCTTATTTTGAAACGTATAATGAAGCATATGAAGCGCTTATGAAATACAACGCGCATCCATTTGACCTTAGCAATAAAACAACCATGCAGGACCTTTTTGATATGTGGCTGACCACGAAAGAGAAAAAAGTGGATTCTTCTACGATTTCCCGTTATAAAAGAGCATGGGCCTACTCCTCCTCGATTCATAACATGCTTGTCCGCGACGTTCATATCTCGCACCTGCAGAATTGTATTGAAAACGGAACCATCGTTTACGCCGGAGAAACTCGCCATGCACAAAACAATAATAAAGACTCAATGAAAAATCTTTATAATCTGCTCTTTGATTATGCAGTCTCCCGCGAACTCGTCGATAAAAATTATGCTCGTATGTTCACGATCGATTCGGGGTATGTCCGCAAACCGAATAGTCATATTCCCTATACCGAAGCAGAACTCGATCTTCTATGGGCAAATATAGACAAGCATCCTATCATTGACATGATTCTAATTCAGTGCTACTCTGGCTGGCGTCCCGGAGAACTATGCGACCTGAAAATGAAGGATGTTGATATGGATGTGGGCACATTTACAGGCGGCTTAAAAACAAAAGCGGGGATAAACCGAACAGTGCCGATTCATCCCCGAATTTACAATCTGGTAAAAGCCCGCTACGAAAAAGCGCTCGAAGCAGGTTCGCCTTATTTATTTTTCACGATCCGCCAGCGTGGTTTCCATCATCAGAACACCGTAAAAGGTGAAGTCACGCAAATGCGCTATGCCTCTTTTTCCGTGCAGCTTGTCAACGAAGTCGTTCCTCTGCTGTCACTGAACTCTGAGCATAAAGGCCATGATGGACGTATTACTTTTGTTACAATGGCCAAAAAGTATAACATGGACGAATATGCCATCAAACGACTTGTTGGGCACCATATTAAAGACCTTACTGAACGTGTTTATACCCAAAGAAGCATCGACTGGCTTAAAAATGAGATTGAAAAGATTCCATAATTCCCTATACTACTTTTGCATTTGAATACAGGGAATGTGTAGGAGTGACCCGATTTTGTCTACATTTTATCCAATCTGTAGATGCCGTATTTCACGTATTTACGTTCAATTCAGCCCCAATA